GAATATGAGCACCATAGGACGGATGTTCTTAGACAGCCAAGAGTCAGAGGCCATATCAGCCTTCATACGCTCCGTCAGGTTTGTTTGTTCAATCTCGTACTCTTTACAGTCAATCTCTTTGAGCTTAGCAGCCAGCTCAGGATTGTCTTTAAGAGCTTGAGTAACTGCACTAGGTGAAGCCTCAACACCGAGCTTAGCAGCGATAGCATTCATAGCCATGCCACCTAGAGGACCACCAACGGCAGTAGCTAAAGCAGGTGCTGCATTTTTAAGCAGGTTCATTAGTTCATTCATTTAAGGCCTTTTACACGCTTCAACAGCGTCCTTTACGATAATATATAGATACAACTCAAATGGTAAGATAATGAAGAAAAGTAGTGTCAACAAGATGAGAAAGCTCACATAGGCTGTCTCGCCAGAAGAATTGCTATCGTTAGTCCCCATGTTTCTAGTACCACTATTGCCATTACGATTACCCATGCTATCCTCTGTCTTAACTTGGATATAATCCTATGTTTCTTTAGTACTTCCTCTTTCCTCTTACGGATATTAAGTAAGTGTGTAGCTTCTTGCTTCTCCTGTACTATTCCAAACATCTCAATAACGTCTGTATAGAGAGCACCTAACTCAGGAGGACTCTGATAGATCATGACCTCTCTGATCTCCTTCTGAGCCTTCTCCATCTCCTTCTTAGCTATAACTAAGTCCAAGGAGACATCTAGTAGCTCATCCGGTTCAATGAACTCAGTATCAATACGTAGCTGTTGTGCCTCTATCTTATGTTGAATGGCTATCATGGCCTTGAAGAATACCTTCAAGTTCTTGATTAGCTCATTCTTTATTATCTGTTCGTCGTACTCTAGCGGTGGAGGAGCCTTTTTAGTAACAACCTCTTGCGGAGCTTCCTTCTTAATTGGAACATCTATGGCTTTCTTAGGTGGGTCAAATAGACTCTGAATGAATCCCCATATACCTGTACTTACCTGAGTTACTTCAGTAGCTATACCTTTGACTTCATCGAAGGTCTTCTTAGCTTTAAGGACAGTACCCTTATATTCTTTATATAGCTCACACCCCTGCTGGATAGCCTCAACAGCCTTGAGAGCACCAGCAAGGATTAAGAGAGGCATACTTTAAGGCTGAGACATGAACCCACCAAGCAAGCCTTGGTATTTATAGTTAGGTTGGTCTTTAGCTGTACCTGAGGCAATAGAGCGTGTCAAAGCTTCGATCTGACGACGTTTCATAGCACTCAAAGCAGTCTCAGCAGCCATGCCACCACCGGCTAGAGCGCCGCCAATGACAGGATCATAGACAACAGCGCCACCAGTAGCGCCAGCTGAGAGATGGCTCTTACGTGGGTCAAAACGAGCAAGGATAGACAAGAATGTCTCAATAGGGCCTCCACCAACAACTGCTTTCATAGCGTTGACTTCAGCCTCGTTGAACATATTACGTTTCTTCTTGTTGGCTAGGATGTTTTCCAGTTGAGAACGAACCAACTCAGCCTCAGACTTCTTAGGGTTGTTAGCACGAGCTTCAGCAACATCGAAGGCATCCTGAACGACTTGAGCTTTACTTGCAGCTCTCCAATCCTTACGTGCAGCCATCACAGCCTGAACCGACTTGTCCAAACCTTCTTTACCAGCAATAATGTCACGACCTGTCAAACTACCAATGTAGTCATCAACACCATCCACCATTACCTTACCTAAACGACGAGTATTAGAATCAGCGTCATTAGATAGGTTAGTAGCAATAGAACGGAGCTTCTCAATCTTATTGAAAGGTACACGTTCAGTGCCAATAATCTCTTGGAAAGTTTCCAAGGCATTAGCAACCTTTGTATCAGTCTTAGGGATATAGTTGTTATTGTCTAATTCATTACGGAGATTAGCAACCATATCCAAAGCACTCTTAGGCTTAACTGTGACACCTGCTTCATCCATCTTAGCGTAGTTAGCAGCAGCACGGGCACGTACTTCAGGAATAGACAGAGTACCTACCTTAGGCTCTAGCATACCGCCAGCTTTGCCAGCGGCTCCGCCAGCAACCATAGAAGCACCCATACCTACTGCTTGGCCCAATAAAGGATTACCTGTAATGTCAGTGGTCAATTCAGCAGCAGGTTGAGCAACAGCGCCACCAGCGGCGGCAGCAGGAAGGCTACGAGCAAGGCTACCAGCAGCCGCAGGAGCTGCCTTAGCCAAGCCAGCTTGTCCTGTTAGAGCCGAGATACCACCTTGAGCAAACTTCTCTGATGTTGTCTCAGGCACAGGAGCACCCATTTGATTCAACATAGCAGCTTGTTGCTGAGAAGACATAGGTAGGCGACTATCGGAGCCAATCAAATTAGCACCTAAGTTGTAAGCACCAGCACCGAAGTCAAGAACGGCTGTAGCAGGGGCTGTGAAAGCCTCGTACATGGTTCGACCTGTCATAGCGGCTTGACGACCTGCCTCTTGCATACCTGTACGTGGTTGTTCCACATCAGTACGGCGAGGATCGTTAGCCATCGTAGGACGCCCACGAGTAGGCTCAGTAGGCTGACCTAAATAAGACTTAATCTTAGATAGAGCTTGCTCATTGGACAAACCATCAGGGAGTTCATACTCTTGACCGCCGTATTCATAAATAACTGCCATGTTTTTAGTCCAGTTTGATTCGTTTAGGTTGCTGAGCTGTCTCACCTACGTAATAAGGATCAACGCCCTGAGACTTACGACGAGACTCTAAGCGATTTTTAGTACGTTCCTGTGCAGACAAAAGAGCCTCTTGGTAACGCTTCAAAGCTTGATAAGAAGCCTCTGTGTCGTTACGTCCATAAGAAGCAATCAAAGCCTTAGCAAACCGCAACACGTCTTTATCTGTCTGAACACCTTTTTCAGCACTGACTTGAAGGTTCACAGCTGTGTCTACAGCAGACTTCAAACCTTCGTAGGCACGAGCCTCTGGAGTAGAATTACCAGCTAAGAGCTGAGCTTCATACTTAGCATTCTTCAACGGACCCAGTTCAAGCTTACGCATACCTTTCTCATCAGGTGTTAAGGCATCCAAAGCAGGTTTCAAAGCTTGTGCTTGACCTGTATATGTGTCGATAACCTCAAGATCTTTACCTTCTTCTTTCTGAAGACTTGCAGGAAGAGTACGTGGTTGAGAGCCTTTAATAGCAGCTGCAAGTTGAGCTAATTGATTACGGCTTTCAATCTGCATTTGAGCGATTTGAAGCTGAGTAGCTCCACGTTCACGAGCTGCTTGAATCATTGCTTCATTACGCATACGTACAGCTTCTAACTGAGTCTCACGACCTGCTTGCTTCTCATCGATCTTAGCTTGAATAGCCACTGATTGTTGAGCCAAAGCATTAGCACCTTGAAGATCACCCATGTCAGCTAACTGTTGAGCTGCTTTACGCAACGAACCTGCATCAGCTTGGTCCACACCTCGGAGGATAGATTGACGAGCTGAAGCCATCTGCAACTGAGGGTCTTGACCACCCAAAGCACCACCAATAGCCCCACCAGCCATGTAACCGCCTTGGTACAACTGAGCTGAAGCACGTTGGAAAGGATCTAACTCAGCGAGTTGAATACCACGTTGTAGAGCAGCTTGCTGTTGAGCTTGCTGAATCTGTTGTGGGTCAGCGAATAGACCCATTACGCTATCTGTTGCCATATATGTTATTCTCCGTAGTTGCCCCAACCGTTAGCACCTGTGTTGTAGTCGCTATACGGATTCCATGTATTGCTACCTAAGCCGCTGATCTCATTTTGTTGAGCTTGGCTTTGGGTTGTATTAGACCAAGTGCCTAACTGACCGCCGCTTGGTTGTCTCAGAGCACTCTGCACCTGTGGGTTACTAAAGGCGCCGGAGATAGCGGAACCCCAAGGAGAGTAAGAATTAGCTTTGTACATCGCGTTAGCAGCGTTAGTGCCGCCTGTCATCAATGTCTGACCCACGTTAGCACCAAACTGAGCAGATTGACCGCCCAAGTTAGTGCCGATAGTCAAAGGCTGTTGAGCAAGTTCTTCAAAGGTAGCGTTCAAGCCTACGTTGGTCTGCAATGGGCTGTAAGCACTAGACAACAAACCTTGACCAAAGCCAATCTGTTGTTGAGCAGCTTGTTCAGCACCAGCAGTCAAAGCAGCATTCTGCTTAGCCAAGGCGTTGTAGTAAGCAGCCATCTCAGGGTTAGTAGCAGCCATGCCACCTTCATTGGTAGCGCCTGTAGCCAAACCACCACGACCTTGTTGGAACAAGTTATTACGGATACCAGCTAGAGCCTGTTCGTTCTCAGGGGCCAACAGAGCACGTTGTTGTTGGATGTATCGTTGTTTAACAGCATTAGGGTCTTCACCAATGTATCCACGACCTAGGCTCAAGAGGCCAGCTACGTCCTGCTGTGTCTGTGGTCCTTGACCTGACAAGAAGTCCTGATAACCTAGAAGCTCAGGTGAGGCTGTGTAACCAGCTTCGTTGAGATAACCATTCTCATCAAAACCGAAGTTAGAAGAACCAAATCGAGAGGTAACACCTACAGGACGGAACTTCTGTGCGTCAGCTGCAATCTGAGCTGATTGTAATTGAGCATTAGCTGCTGTATTTGCTGCTGATTTAGCTGCGTTTCCGCTAAGAAGACTACCGCCAATAGCTCCTGCTGCGGCTGCTGTTGCACCCCACGTCATACTTGTTCTCCTGTATTAGCAGTCAACTGTTTTAAATCGTTCATGGAAGAGATTAAACCCATCTCTTCGTAGGAAGGCGCAATGATCTCTTGTTCAATCTTTTCCAAGTTTTCTTCTCCTGAATGTTCCGTTAAATGAACTGTTACCCAAATAGTGTCTTCTTCTGCGTATACTGCACGTTTTAGACCGACTTCTGAAATAAAGACACAAGGCCCAGTAAAGTATTTCTTACCAAACTCTGTTGCCACAGACACTTGACCTTTTAAAATAAAGTTAAGGTGTTGGTGTCTATGTATCTTCCCGATAATAATTGTTCCTTTTGGGATCAACATCTCTCTAGCGTAAGTGTGACAACCATATTTATCATCTTTTGGAGTAAAGTGATGTGTCAAGAGACAATCAGGCAGAGTATCTTCAACCTCTCCAGAGGCTATCTTATCTTTTATGCCTTGCTCCACAACCATCACTGACTCTCTAAAGCCTACCTTTTCAGTAGTATTCTGCTCATCCAAAGCAACTAAGTCTTCAGCAGGTTTAGCCTGTTCAATGATGGTATCAATGATAATGTCTGGTGTAGTCATTCAAATACTATATCACGTTTTAATGATAAAGTAAACACCTAAGTAAGGTGGAACTGTATTACTACCTGTAAATGAGTGGGTGTGACCATCACCGTTGGAAGTACCTTCTGTAGTGCCGCCTGAGGAAGCACTACCGCCTACAGAGTAAGTGTTATAACGAGCCACAGAGTCATCGTCTGTACCGCCTGAATAAGACATACCTACGTTAGTAGCACTACCGTTAGGGACAGTATCAATACTGTTTGGACCCAACATAGCATGGTAATGCTTAGGCATCTGAGCTTCTGTCAGAGCTGTTGAACCCACAGTACCTGTCGATGTTACAGTACCGCCTGTAGAGCCTACAGTGTAAGTATCACCTGCACCAACAGCAAAGCGGTTATCGAAGTCAGGAAGGTTAAAGGTAGTCGTACCGTCACCAGCACCGAAGGTAGTACCAATGACAGCAAACAAAGCAGCATAGATAGTACGGCTAACGGCTGCACCAGTACAGAGCAAGAAGCCTGAAGGGGCTGTCGCTGTAGGCCATTGGAGCATAGCACCTGAGGGCATCACAAGAGCTGCTGCACCCATAGCGAAGGCTGTAGTGGCTATCTGGGTTGTAGACGTACCTGAAGAGGCTGTAGGGGCTGCTGGAGTGCCTGTGAATGTAGGACTAGCTTTGTCTGCTTTAGAGGCAACAGCACCGCTGATAGCTACCAGTTCATCGTCGATCTCAGTACCCTTGACAATCTTAGCGGGGTTACCTGTAGACAATGCATCCTTAGCTGCAAAATCGGTTACCTTGTTGTAGTCAGTCATGCTTTAATTCCTTATTTCTATTTACCGTGTACGTCCAACTTTGCAAAAAACATCTAATTTCTGGACGCTAATTTCAAAACTATTAATCTCTACTTCAAGTCCAATCTGAATCACGTTACCGCTACCACCAGCTTGAATCTTCTGATTATCAAAGACAATACCTGTCTCATATTCAGCGATACCGTACTCAGCACTGCCGTATTCAGCAGGATTAGATGTGGCCAAAGAGAAAGGCAATGAGCGATACGCATTGGTATAGTCAAAGCCGTACTTCAAAGCCATACCTACACCTGAGGCTCCAACGATAGTAAAGCCTACCTTCTTGAGCACCTTCACCTGTGATGGAGTGCCTAAGTCAAAGTGGTTGCTGTAGTAAGCCATACGATATGAGCTTGTACGGTCTAGGTTACCTAAGTAGCTACCTACATAACCAGCATGGCCTGTAAGCAACTCTTTAGCCCTGTTAGAGAACATAGCTGTAGGCACTAAGCTCCAAGTAGTCACACGAGCTGAGCCATCAGGTAAAGCCTTGCGTGTATCAAAGCAATACGTAGTCGATGAGCTAGGGAATGTAATTAAATAGAAAGCATTAACATCTGAGTACACAGCCTTGATGTTAGCCAATGTCTCTTGTGTTGTATCACGCACCAAGTCATCACGGACGTTAGCACTGATGTCTCGCATAGGAGCTGACTTCTCCTGCACTGTACGAGCCATAGAGCGTAGGCCTGAATCAGACAGGAATAAGACATCAGAGCCTGTGACTACAACTGAGTCACGAGCACAGCAGCCAATACCGCTCACATGGTCTTCTAGAGACATAGATGACGGGTCTTTAGCACCTTTGTAGATCAAGATCTGACGACGACCGAAGACGTACAGGAAGCCGTTATGAGCAGCCAAGGCAGTGATCTCATCTGAGCCGTTAGGCCACACCTGAGACACATCCAAAGTACCCGCTGTACCAGTAGTCAATACATGACCAGCAAGCAAGTCAGAGAACTGAATGGTGCTCTTAGTGGTAGAGTTATTAGCCGACCAGATACGACCATAGGCTGCAATGGCACAGTTATTGCTAGATACAGTACCTAAGTAGCCTGACTTCTCAGAGACTCGACGGTAAGTAGTAGCTGATACAGAAGGGTCAAAGATGAGAGGGTCATGACCAGCTTGATACAAGAACAAGACATTATTCAAAGCAGCCATCTGCCAGTTACTGTCTGTAATCGTAGGGGCTGTACCGCCACCGCCGTAGGTCAACACAGAGAGGGTAGAACCACTCAACTTGAAGATCTTATTGTTACCAGCTACGATAGTGTATGAAGTACCATCATTACCGATCAACTCACCAATCGCCTTAACTGATGCGGTGCTTAGGTCGCTATTCGTCGTATGCTTAGCAGTCCAACCCTTACGAGCACCGATACGACCAAACTTGTCGATGACGCAGTTAAGGGCTTGTGTGGCAAAGCCTGACTCAAGGGTAACAGAGCTATCCTGAGTGTTACAGCCCATAAATCCCGGAGCAGCTATCGAAGAAGCTACTATCTGCTCAGCCATTTGTCACCTTTCTCAAATACTCTTTAGCTGCCTCTAAACGCTCTAAAGAATCTTTAAATTTACCTAATCCAGAATTACACTGCATACATAGAAGACCTCGTACAGCCCCTGTCGAATGGCAATGATCTACATATAACGTCTGACGATACACATCGGTTTCATCTGTATTACAAATAGCACATTTGTGTTCTTGTTGCTTTAGCATTTGATTATAGTCTTCCAATGAAATACCATATTCAGACTTTAGCCAATATTGCTTATTCAACAACGACCATTCTTCTGGGGACATACTGTTTTTATGTTTGTCCTTTATGTCTTTACGACAAGAAATACAACTAAACTGATAGCCTCTCTTTTTATTAGCAGCCTTATGGAAAGCCTCAGGAGCTTTCTCTTCCTTGCATGTCGAACATGTCAACATAAAACCGGGAGCTGCAATGGAAGAGGCTACAATCTGCTCAGCCATTATGGAGCAACCCAGTTCATCTCTTCTTCGTAACGATTACGCTCAATAGCGACTTCGTTAGCGAGAGACATCTTGTACAAGGCATAAGCCTCAGAAGAAAGGTTACCACCATCTTCACCACGTTCAGCAATAGCCTTAGCGTAAGCCAACTGAGACACCAAATGAGGAGGAACTAAGACACGAGTACTGTCTGATGTCAAGTCAGCTTGAGGGATAATCAAGTTGAAACGAAGAGCATAGACGGTATCAGGGACAGGATAAATATCTACCTGTGTGTCGTAGTTGCTGTCTACACCGTTGAAGTTATAGAACAAAGGAGCAGCAGATTGAGTATTAGTCAACAAGAACTGCTTGTTCATCCACTTAGTAGGGGCATAACGAAGCTCAGTATCATTGGAGTCATTCAAGACATCAATGAC